GGAACTCTAGATTTTAATGAATATGAGAAATTTTGATAGTAAAAACTATCTTGAACTCTTTGGAAATTATTATTTAAAAATCCAGTTTCTCTTTCCCATCCATTTTCAAACTTAGAATATGCATCAAAGTTAATAGTGGCATTTGGTTTAACTGTGGAAGAAATAATACCTTGAGTTTTTGAATTCTCTCCTTGAAGAACTCTATTTTTTTCTATAACTTCCTTTGATAGAATTCTAACATAACTTGTTTTTTCATCCCATCCTTCTACTACACCCAATGTTTCAGATGAATCCAAGTATCTTACGCTTTCTCCAACATTATAATTATTTGTCTTTAATTCTACTTCAAATTGTGGGAAATATTTTTCAGCTATTATTTTTCCAAATGAATTAATATCATTATATGTTCCAGGAAATTCTCCATCGGATAGTAAATTTTTCATACTATAAGTTACTATACCAATTCCACCAAGATTTTCCGAAACGCCAGTTAAAGTAAATAATTCATAGTTATAATTTTTTGAATTAAAACCCTTTCCGTCAGAATTAATACCAACACTTATATTTTCAATTAAAACTCTATCATCTACTTCAAATGGGAAAGTATCTGCTGTACTAAATCCAACTGACAGAGTAACAGTAACGTTATTAGTAACTTGATCATAAACTATTGAAGAAATACCAACTCCATTTGAATTGTGTATTGGTATTATAATTGGAGTAATATTAGATATTCCATACGTATTTTTTAAAATTCTTACAGAAGTATCCTGAAGTTCATATGATAAATCGATTTCTGGAATAATTCTTTTTGTAAGACCGTCAAGTACAATTAATTTTGGTGAATGCGTGTACCCATCTCCAATTGAAGTGATTTTAATAGAATCAAAAGAGGACAATGGATCTATCTTAAGTATTTGCGGTAGGAATAAATCTGGTTTGAGTGTAAAGTCTGTTGGAAAGTTGAATCCAATATCATCCATCTTTACTTTTTCAATTTTACCGATCGATTTACTAGAATAATTTAATAATGCACCAGATCCATTTTTAGATTCTAATCTTACAAAACTCGGTAATGTGTAATAATTTTTTCCGTAAAAAGTTACATTAAAATCTTCAACTGGTCCCTCAACATTCTTTGAATTGGTTGTATAATATATTTTAGAATTAAATTGATCATAATAATTAGTTTCCGGTTTTATTGGTAAGTTATATACAAATTCTGTTGATGATATGGAAACTACTGGATACTTTCCATTATATAAACTATTTTTAATATTAATTTGATTATATAAAGATATTGATGAATCTATAGAAATTTTTTCTTTAACTGTAGGTAGAATATCACTATAAATTGGGTCAAGTTTGTAGAACAATGTTGAAGGAATATCTTCGTCTATATTTAAAATTACTTTAGCATTAGAACTTATACCAACAGTTCCGATGCGAGTTATATTGAATAATTTTAAAGATTCGAGAGAATTTGTAAAATTGGGATCAGTGTATAAATTAAAATTAAATGCAGAGTACGATGTGTTTGATCTAGTATATCCTAAAGAAGGATCTGAAACATCAAATGTAACTGTGGAGTTTTTAAACAAATCAATAGGTGGATTTACTGGCATTAGTGTTCCACTGTATGCTGATGATATTCCTACAATAGTTGGAAGTGACTTTATAGAATCACTGTAACTAGATGATAGTTTAATAGTGTTTGAATCAACTACAATAACATAATATTCTGTATTATTCTCTAAAACATTAGAAGATGATGAATGAATTATTTTTTGTCCGGTTTTAAATCCATGGTTGTATATTGATATTGTATTTTCTGTAGTACTAATTCCAGAAGCAACAAAAGATTTTGGATTTAATATTAACTTTCCGTTATAATCATCATACTTAACAGTAAATGAAGTTGATATTGAAGAATTTACATTAACAAAAACATAATCATTATCTACTAATCCATGACTTTCTGCAGTACCAACTGTCACTACATTTTTAGATATATTTCCAGTTAAATTTTTATAAATTGTCTTAAAACTATGATAACTTTCTGTACCATTACTGGAAAAATAAAAAGGTCCTAGAGATCTAGTAGTTGATGCTATACCAACAAAAGTTCCAGTAGATCCCAATCCAACTTTTACTGTAGATATTCCAATAAAATCTTTAGATATTTTTGATACATAAACTTTTTGCTGATCTGGAAGATTGAATACTCTTCCTCCGTTAGTAGAAACTCCAATTGGAGATCCTCCATTTGGAGAATATATTAGCTCATCCCCAGTTTCTAAATCGTGATCAGGTAAATATATTGATCTAATAGGAACAAAAACTTGAATTGCTCCAGCACCTGGATTAGAAATTGATATTGTAGTACCAATCCCAACACCAGTTCCTGTTGTGCCAAGACCCACAGACTCTTTTGGATCAAAATATATTTCCTTATTTTGTTTGTATTTAAACGATGTATTTACGCCAGCATTTATTAAAAATTTTCTAGGATTTTCATACAAAACTTCAGAATAGCTATGAGCACTTCCGACTGTACCATCATATGATCTAAGTACTCTTAATCTAGAAGAATTTTTATCAATATTTAAAACTTTCACTTTTTCTTCTGATATAGAAAAAATGTCATTTTCTCTAATCTTATCAATATCTCCTGAAATTGAAATATATGTGACTATTCCCGTGTTAGAAACTGAATCTACCGATTTAGTTAAAGATAAAGTATTTAAATTAGATACATTTGCAACATAAAAATTATTATTAATCTTTGAAGAAGTAGTGTTTACTCCAGAAATAACAATAACATCCTGATCTTTAAGATTATGTGGAGTTTCTAATGTTATACTAAAGAACCCCCTTCTGTTTGTTTCTGGATAAATTTCAGCCGAATAAAATTCAGTAGTAGCTACACTAATTGAATTTATTTCTTTACCTTTTAACGCAGAAACTACAGCAGAAAATCCAAATCCGCCAGTATTTTCGTCATCCGATACTAAATAATCTCCAATTTTGTAACCATTTCCTCCAGTAACTATTCCTATACTTTCTACTGATCCTGGAGAAGAATATTTTATACTTACTTTTTGGTTTAATTTATTTGGAATATTAATATACTTATACGAAGATTTTTCATTAAGAAAATTATAAAAAGTAGTGTTTCTAATCCAATCAGTTTTACCCAAATCTATATCATCTTGATTTGATGATGTTAATAAATTAAATTGATTTGGGACTGATTTAAAACTGTTACCTATTAAATATGGAAACTGAGGTTCTTTATAAGATCTAAATGGACTTTGTGCAGTTGTGACCCTTGAAGTATTAAAAGTTGCAAAATATGCATATGTTCCTTGAGGAAATTCTGGAGTGACGCAGAATCTTCCATTAAATTCATCTAAAGTAATGTCATCAAGGCTTGTATCATATACATAATCTTCTACAAAAAATCCTCTTGGATATAGAGTAGTTGATGGCCTATTTTGATCTTGTGATGTTAATAATCTATAACCAGACTTTAATTGTACAATAGATGCTCCGTCTTTTCCGGTTTTTGTTGAATATGCATATGGACCATAAATTGGATTACCATCATATGCCCATCCAATTATTGGGGAATGTTTTGTTGATGAGACTTCATTTCCATTTTGTCTTACAAGGTCAAAATTTCCATACAAAATTTCACCATCCGAAGATACAGAATACTCTGTTTCTCTCAATTTTCTTGGAGCATACAAATGTGAATATTGGAGATCTCCTTTTGTATAGGAATTATAAAATATAAACCCATCATCAGGAGTTATTGAATTAAAATATTTTTGTACTAGATTTACTGTCCAAGTTTGAAGTTTGACTTCAAACTGTGCTCCACTTCCCGGAGAAGTAACAAACACTGAAGTAGTATTTTGATTGTAATTTATTCCACCTTCAATTACTTTTATTGATTTAATTTGCCCATCTTCTACAATAGGAACCAAAACAGCCCCTATTCCATCACCAACAACAGATATATTTGAAAATACATCGTAATTTCTTCCAGCATTGTTTACTAAAACCTCAATTATTTTTCCATTGTTTATAATTGGAAAAAGTTCAGAACCTTCACCACTTCTTAATGTTACTAAAGGTTCTTTATTATAATTTAATATATCTGCAGATCCATAACCGTTTCCTTTACTTTCTAAGTGAACTGATGTTATTTCTCCTCTAAAAATTGATTGAATCTTTGCTTTAAATAAATCTCCAGTCGCTGATGATACACCAGTATTACCAATAACTTCTACTGTAATTGGTTGATAATTGAAATAATGAACTCCTGATCCTACAGAAGCAAGTTTAACATATTCTTTATTTTTATAATAAAAATCTTTATTATCTGTACCAAAACCAACTAAAGATAATTTAAAGTTATTTGAATCAACTTTTGTTAGGTAATAATCAGAATCTATATCTAATCCTGCAATTTTAGTTCCATTTGTGGTGTATCTTACTATTTCTCCAGAATTGAAACCATGATCCCCAATTGTTATTTGATCAATAGATGTATTAATTCCAACCGTATTGGTGCTTCTTTTTTTGTTTTCATATCCACTCCCAGAATTAACAATATTAATTGAGGAAATTACAGACTTTTTATTATACGATCTAAATGAGTGTTTACCACTTCCAAAAGAAGTTAAAGAAATTGTATTAATGCCAACCGCAGCATCATCAAAAGTTGGGTGCAAAGTAATTGTTTTAAGATCCTGTGAAGATGCATAATATACCGAATTTGTAGATATTCCTCCAACTGCAAGTAGATTATCTGTTTGATAAATTACTTTTTCTACACTTCTAAATTTATGATATGTTGAAAAACCTATTGTATTATTTGATAGATTTACTTGAGATGATTTTTGGTCTGCAACAAAGGATACTTCATTATCCACCAATTTCATTACTGGATAAGCTTTTGCATATAATCCATTACCACCATTAATATTAATTTGAGGAGTTTCAATATAATCAAATCCAGAATCTAAGATTCTGATTTGAACTAATCCACCAGAAACAGAACAATAACCAGTTGCCCCAGATCCAACAAAATCTATTACATCTAAAATAGGAGGGTTAGTTACATCATAACCAATCCCACTAGAGACAACATCTATTTTTTCTATTTGACCATAATAAACTTTATCCTTTGATTTGTAATTTAATATTTCTGTTCCGTTATTTAAAATTCCTATTGGACCTGGATTTGTTTGGTAACTTTGTCCATTATTAATAGGCGGTTTAATTTCTCTTAAAAGTTTTTGTGATTTTAAAGACCTATTTTTAAACTCATAAGGTTCTATTTTATCAGAAACTACTTGAATTTGAGTAGTGATGTTTATAAATTTAGAATTGAAAATATCCGATCTACTTTTTGCAAGTTTTATATTAAATTCATCTACTCTTTTTACAAAAAATAGTCCCTCTTCAGATAATTTTTCACCAATATTGGATGGAGAATAGTAAATTGCATCTCCTGTATAAAAATTATGATCTGTCGTATTTGTTATTTTAAAGGTATCTCCAAAGAATGTTCCAGAAAAAATAATAGATCTATCTGAACAAACTAAAGGTTGATTATTATAAAATGGAAGTGATGGTGTAGATATCAATACTTTGTCATTATCTACATAAACATTCTGAACATTAGCGATTTCATTCGAAAGTCCTTCATATAAAACATGATTAACTTTCGATAAAGATTTATCTATTGTATATGTTTTTTCGGTAAAAAGAGTAACATTTCTTCCAATATCAAACTCTTTACTAGAAATTACACTAATTACAGTTAAAGTATTTTTAACAGAATCATTACTCGTAATATTAACAGTATCTCCTACTCTTAAATTGTGATCATCATACAATAAAACTTTATATACTTTTGAAATAGAATCAACTAATTCTAAAGATCTAACTTCGAATGATGTTGCAATGTTAGTAATCCATTTATTTGAAATGGGATCACTTGGTTTTAATTTCAACCCCAGAGTTCTAATTATTCCCGAATCTCCTTTTGACTGATAATATGCATCACCATTTATTTTTACATCCTTTAATACTGAAGTTATTTTAACCTTGATTAGTTCATCGGAATTTTCTTTCGAAGACACTCCATAAGCAAAAGTATTTAATGTTACATCTACGGCATCTAATATTGGTTTTTCAACATTGGAGCAACCAAAAAATTGATTTAAATTTTTTGAAGTGTATGAAATAACTCCTGTTTGTCCATCATTATAAGTTACCGCTATCTCTCCACTATTTGGAAACCCAATAGTCGAGTCTACATCCAATGTAGTTTGTCCGACAGATGCTTCTCCTATCAATCTTGTCTTAGGGTGAACACTAAATGTTCCATATAAAGATCCACTAACATTAATATCTTTATTATATCCCGAATCAAAACTTAATTTGTAATAATTTTTCTCATCATCAGAATAAATTTTTTCAACACTTGCTATAGGTGCAAATCCAGATACAATATCTCCGTATTCATCTTGAAATAATGTAGAATTTACCAGTTCATACGGATCTCCAGAAATAGATTCTACAACTAAATTATTTGCTACTCTATAAGAAGCATCTGAAGGTTTAATGAGGTAATTTTGTGGTTTGATGACCTCAACATCTTCTCCGTATAGACTATTAAAAAGAATTCTAAAAGAATTGTCCGTTCCTTTTGTTGAATAAAAATCTTTTGATTGTTTTAAGAATAAATTTTCATTCAAATTTTCATAAAATTCTCTTCTCTCAAATCCAGGAACGATTTGATATTTTATTTTCTTTAAGAATTCATTTAAAAATAAAGAACTTAAGTTAATAATCTTTGTTCTATCTTTAGAAGTATCATTATCAATATATTCATAATGATCAGCAGACTCGGTTGACTCAAAAACTAACTTATTATCAGAGTTTTCTGTACCATATGATGATATACCACTAAATCCCCTAATACATCCAATAAATGATGTTTGAGTTTTACTTGTATAAAGTATTATTTCATCGTCAATTTTAATTAATCCGTATCTTTCGGGAAATCCAATTGTTCCCGATGCATCTGATACTAGAATTGTATCATCGGAAAAAGAAATATCAGATCCTAAAGTTACAGAGTCAGAACTTTCGTAAATGGAGTTTAATTTAATATATTGGTCAATATTTTGAATTAAATCTGCAGGAGATCCTTGAAATTCCTGAGAAATATAATACTGTTTTAAAAATTCAGAAACTAATGGGAATTCCTCTCTAACATAAGAAGGAATTTGATTATTTAAAATAGTACTAAACTTAACTCTGTTCTTTGTCATTTTATTGTCTTACTAGGTTCCCGTTACTATAACTTGAGGTTACAATATAGTTAGATGCAGATGGATCAAGACCTGATGATATTTGATCTGTTACCATATCAAAAATACTATTACTAATATCTAGTTGAAGATATAAGTCTTGCAATCCAATTACATCATTTGACTTTGGAATAGCAGATAATTCAATAGTGGACTGTCCTTGTTTTATTTTTGCTGATAATATATTAATAGGATTTATTGTAATAACTCCTTTTTCATAATCAATTCTTCCAGCATTTCTTTTTATAATTGTTGGACTTGTTGATGTGGGTGATGGTAAGGTGAATAAGAAAATTGATCCTGTAGTTCCGTTAGAGTCTGGAATATCAGAAAGATAAACAGTTTCTTGAGAGTCAGTTGTTTTAAATCCTGTAGATTTTATATTGTAGCCACTCATACTTTTTACATAAAATGCATTACCAAATCCTATCTGATATTCCGCAATAGTATTTAAAGCAACTCTTAAGTCTCTTCTTATTTGAATTCTTGTAATGTTGGAAGTCACAGATTCATGACTATCATCAATTATTTTTAAAAATTTACTGTATTTGAATCTTGCCCCGTATCTATTTAACTCTGTAGATTCCGCATACTTATTTGCATTTGACTGAATAATACTAGAAACATATTCTGAACTGGGAGCAAGATTTGTATTGTAGTAAACTTTTGAATCTACTTCAATAAAAAGATATTTTAGGTCCAAGATCTCAGGAACTATACCTGCTACCGCATATTTTTTTAAATCTCTTTTAATATTTTCTTTAATGAGATTGGGGAGAAAATCTCCTGTTCTTGGTTTAATACTTATAAAAACTTTCCCGTATTGTGGAGGAACTAATTCTTCTCCACCAAAAACTGATATTGATTCAGTTTCTGGGTAAATTTTTGATGGTATAAGAGATTCATAATCGTTTGCAGTTAATGCTCTATTCTGAGATGCATATATTCTAGTAGCATATTTTTTGATAGATTCTACTGACTCAATATTTTCTCCACCAGAAGAAATTAAACCAGTAGTTAATAAAGAAATTCCGGATGTTATAGAGTATTCTTGGGAATTTCTAGTGTAACTTAATCTTCCTGAAAATGTAAATTGACTGACTCCATTTCCACTATCACCATTTGATACTATGTAATTTACTTCTATAAAGTTATTATTTTCTAACTTTTTACCAAAAAGAACTCCATCTCCGAAAATTAATTCATATCTTTCATCTTCTATCTCTTGAAGGTAATAAACTCTAGAATCTTTATTTACTTCAAACACGCTATCTTGCAAATTGTATTTTACAGATGCAGATGAAGTAACATCGTCTTTAACTGAAACCTGTATTAAAGAAGTATCAATTCCCGAATTTGTAAGTATAAATTTTTGATTCTTATTCTGAGTTGAGTATGTAAAAGTAGTTGTTAAAAGAACTCCTTCATAAATTTTAATATCATTAAAATCCGCTCTATTATTGATTACTGGTACAGTAATGTCTTCTGGTATTGAAAAGATAAAAGATTGATTAGAAAATGTACCAGATGTGCTTGCAATTGGACCTTTTTTTAAAGTTATTGCTGCAGGAACTGGTGTAATATTTGTGGTATCAACAAAGAAACTTACTGTAGACCTTGCTGCTTTTCTTGATCTTGGGGTGTATCCAATGTTTCTTGCTAAAGCAACAACATTTTCTCTTAAAGTTGCACTGTCAATAAACACTTCATTTGCAACCATATTTGCATTATATGAAGTGATATAAGTGTTATATGCCAAAACATCAAGAATTGATGAAAGATTGGATCCTTCAAAATCATAATCGGTAAAATTTGAGTTAGACCTCAAATAATCCTTAAGTGTGGTTTTTATCTGGTCAAAGTCCAGATTTGAAAAATTTGTTAATGGCATTTACCTAGTAGGCTGCAAGGCGAACTGTAACTGTTGAGGCGAAACATCTATACCAATTATTCTATACACAACAAAAACGTCAAAAGAGTTTTCATCAAAATTTGGGTTTACTTCAACACTAATTAAGGAAACTCTAGGTTCATAATTTCGAATTGAAGTCTCTATTTCATCTTGCATTGCACTTGCTGACAAAGCATCAATATTTTCAAATAAAGACTGACTAACTTTAGATCCGAAATTTTGATTAAAAAATTTTTCACCGGGGTATGTCATGACGATATTGCGAATAGAACGTGCAATAGCGTTTTCATTTTTAAGGGCAATCAAATCATTATTCAGAGGACTGCTCTGAAATGTCATACTAATGTCTTTAAACCCTCTACTTACACGTTCTAAAGGCATTGATTATTATAATTCTATCTTATTTATCAACGATTTTTCGACTCATAGAGGGGTTCAGTACCATATTCCCAGTCATCATAATCTTCATCATTACGTATTTTCTCATGAATTTCATTTTGATGGAAAAAATCATGTTTTTTTGGTGTCAGATCATCGTTTGCAATCTCTCTCAACATTTTTTGATCGTTAGATGCATACTCACTGGATAAAAATTGTGTTCCCCACTCATTTTTCATAAAATTTTCTTCTTCATTGACTTTTTTGGTCATTTTTTTGCTCCTGATTTGTAAAATCAGAACTTTTTACGGGGTTGCTATCCCGAATTTCTTTAATTTCGTACATAAAATCGTCTGATGTTTCTATTTTTCTACGATTTTCGACGGAATATTCGGTTAAATCAATTTCGTACCCTGGATTTTTGGTAATTCTATTGCGAGTCCATGCATCATCATACCACAATATCTTATTATTTGGGTATGCATAGAAATTTCCATTATCCATTTTAAAAAAATGAGCGCATTTATGCTCTGGGGTCTCACTAAAATTAGTGTTTAGTGTGGATTTTGACTCCCATGACCAATCAAGAGTGAACATATATGTTCCTTCATTCCGTTTTCCTTTATAATTGATCAATTCTGCTCTTAATCCAGATAATCTTGATCGTACCTGAACATCAATATAAGGAGAAAAGCAGTCCCACCACATACATTCTTCTAATTCTGAAACTGGCGCATCTGCTTTCCAGCAAAATGCATGAATTGGTCTTCGTGTCCAATTTACACCATTTTCCAAAAATGCTTCGAAGAGTGGAACATGCTTCTCTAAGGATGCTACAGAGTGTACATCACATAAAGTTACTTCACCGTGTCCTTTTTTATGATTGTAAAGAAATTCATTGCGAATATAGCAAGTAAATGTTGGAAGATTGTGATTTAAATATGCCATACTGAGATAATAAAAAAGCAGGAGTTCCCTCCTGCGTTATCTATATTACTTTCCTTGACCCCTATATCTTTTTTTACGTCCGTTACGAGAAGTTGCACTTAGTAGTGTGCGAGAAGATCTTCCTTGACGAGTCTTTTTAGGAGCTCCGGGTTCAAAAACAGTTTTATTCGATCCACCTTTAGCCATTTAAAATTTCCTCCAGTTCAATTTCATTAGGATCAATGTCTTCTCCAGCAAAAAATTTTTCGGAGAAGTCTTGTAAGATCTCAGAACATTCTTCATGTGTGAGATCTGTATAAATTTTACGCCCTTTGTAAAGTACGTTAAATTTTTTCATCAGATAATACGAGTTTTTTCGTGACCTACGCGAATTCTTGGATCACACCAAATTTCAAATCCTTCGTCTTTTGCATCAAGACAGAATGATACGTCCTCTCCGCACATATCCTGAACATTTCCTGATTCAAAAATTTGCATCTTAGGTGCAAACCAAGGATACTCTAGATTTTCAAAAACACCATTCTTGATCATCACCCACCCAAAGCCAGTATAGTCAACTGTAAAGGGTTTACGACGCTTTGAGATGCTCTCCACAGTTTCGTGATTCATTACACCACCATTCTTGCGGAAATCATCTTCTTCCAACCAATGTGCGACAGAGGTTGTGTGTCCATCCTCAGTAGCATACCATCCTGCGACGATTTCACGCTCTTCTCCTTCTGCAGGGAGAGCAACATCACAGAGTTGCCAGAATTTAATAGAATCAAAAACAATGTCATTATCAATCCAAAGTTGATAATCATAATTAAGTTTTCCATCCCAAGGAACTTGCTTAGGACCTCTCAGAACATTTGCTCCAAGAACTTTACAACGTGCAAAGTTTACCATGGAAGAATAATCTTGAGAAATTTGAATACTCATTCCATTCTGCACAAGATCAAAACAAAGTTGTACAAATGATTTTAGAAAAGTATATGAGCATCCCCTACCAGGAAGGCAGAAAACAATACTCTTACCTCTCATTCTTTCTTTAATTGCATCATAGTCCCATTCTTCTGCAGTCTTTGTGGGTGCTACAGTTTTAACAGTAAATCCTTTTGCCATAAGTTAAAAATAACCTTCAGAATCAATTTTATCCGTCTATTTATGATTTGTCAATGTGAGGAATCATCAGATATTTTTTTGCTGACCACCAGTTCTTCATAGGTCAAATCATCGCCTGCATACCTTGTATCTAACAAATTTACTAGATTATTCAATGTCTTCCAAGTAATGTCAAATTCTTCTTCTTTCAGCGAATGAAATAAACACTTATCCTTTGCGTATATGTGATATATTTTTTCAGTTGTGGTCATAAAAATATCTCCGGAAATTTTTTATAAAATCTTACTTTGTTAACGCATTATATATCACAAACACACAAAAACCTAGTGCGACAAAAAATGGGCGCGGATATCTGATCATCCACCCAGCAATTACAAATCTCCAGAAGTTCCAGTAGGGGCGACGATAAGAATATCTGCGTCTGTTTAGAGGTCCTCTCATACTTCCGGAAAATTTTTATGATTCTAATATATCTCTCTCGATTTGTCACCTCTGTAGGTTAGGGGTGTTTGGGTTTTTATATACGGGGGCGGGGTAACGCAAAATATAAACAATAACAAAACAATCGCACATACTGGCTATTCACGACACTGACAAATCACGATTACATGGTATAAACAATAAAACAACGATTACAAGACAATAAAAAACCCTGTCCACGACAGGGTTTCTGATGCTTACTGTGGTGATGCTAAGTGTAACTCACCATCCGAACTTAGTGGCGCAGATAGGACCAATCCCACGCTCAATTGACTGAGGATCAGTTAACTCACGACCGCAGCATGAGCACTCTCCAGATACCTTACCGTACTGAATAGCAGCGGTCAGAGGATCATTGGCAGCGAGCATAATGGTCTGCTGAACATCATCGGAGAGGCGAGAATCCATCCCGATACGTGTCACTTTACCGAGATACTTCGGTTGCAGACCATAATTGCCGTGCTCAGTCTCAGTCTGTGAGGTAACCCACAGAGCAGTAAGATCACGGTTTGGTTTTACATTAACACCGTTAAAACGTAGTGTCAGACGCTTAGCACCCTTTGCCTTTGCTGCCTCGAAAGCATTAAACAGTGCCTCGAATTGCGATACCTGAGTATCATCGAACTTAGAAACATTCTGCTGCTTCTTAACATTATCAACTGCCAACTTATGCGCCCAAGAATACTGAGCGGGTGACAGTGAGTTAAACTTACGTGCCAAATCTTGGGCGAATTGTGAACGCTGAGAACGGAGAGAATTCAGCACTTCAGAATCAGTAAGATCTGAGGTAAAGTTAATCAAACCGTCGCGCTTAGTTGTTACACTAAACTGCTGCGCCTTACGATTATCATCTTGCGCGAGATCGTACTCAAGATCCGCCGCTGCCTGAGGATTGCGGGCATGGAGATCCCCCAGCACGCGGGCGATCAGGGCGTCGGTGCGGTCGGTGGTGGTGGCAGGCATTGATCCGATTGCGGATTGCTCCGCCATCCTACAGCAGATCACGCGGGATCTATGGGTCCGACTGATCAGCGATGCTAATGATAAGATTCATAAAAACCGGTTGACGGATTCTCCGGATGCTGTAGACTACCCGTAGGGGCACCCTGCGCGGAAATAGTGGTATCATTTAAGAGAAAAGAGTTAGTATAACTAACTCCT